CGGTCAATATGGTCACCGAGTAGCCTGGCGTGAAGCCGTGGGTACTCGATGTCTGCTGGCCACTCCCGCCCCCTATTGATAAGGGTTGGGAAGTAAACTTCCACACGTTGTAGATCCTTATTCCATCGCACCTTGCTCCTCGGATTCCATTTCGGATCCCGAGAATGAGCAAAGGGATGATGGGTGAGCGTAAGCTCAGGATCCACGTTCGGTGGATAACACTCCGGCACTGGGAAGATATTATCGGCCCATTGCTTGAGTAGTTTACTAGTCTCTTCGTACCCACGGCGGAATAAATCCCGCTGTAGTACGAGGAGCTGTGGTAGTTGGCCAAGCTTCCATTGCTTCTCATAGTGCATGGTTTTGTTGCGAGTAATACTCACGTCGAAACCATCGAAGTACTCGCCTCCGCAACTTTCACGGAATGGTGTGAGATAACATGATTTACTCATATTAAACTCACAACCAACCTCCATGAGAGTACCGTGGAGAACAGGTACAGCGTATTCGGGTATGATAATATCATCCCCATATACTCTAATGAGAGAAGCCGCACTTCGAAGGCTAAGGGTATGACCCTTAGCAGATGATGCCAGCTGGAGCGACGCAACAGCGATGCTCCAGAATATGAGGCATTCTATGGGAAAGCAATTAGCTGATCCCATAGGTGCAAAGGCTGCTAACCGGGCTTCGGCGTGTTCGAATTGAACATGCGAGGATCGGGTAGCGAACAATAAACGCCGCGTTTCGGGTACCCCACGAAATAAATAGTGGAATAGAGGCACGGAGATGGTGTCGGATGCATTCGATAAATCGATTGTAGCCATACCATTCTCATATGCCATCCTAGCTGCATCACGAGACGCGAACTGGTTTTCCAGTTCGATACTCTGACGCAACAAGCGGGAACGTTTAAAGTACTTTGCCATCTCGCGCATCTGTCCCTGTTGGAGGTACTGCATTACTGTAGGCTCCACAGAGATGAGGCGCGGTCCTCGATAGTCTTTCGGGACGAGACATACACGTGTAACACTTTTACGTGTCAACGGTATGCCTTTTCCTCGAGTTAGGCTAGCGAGTATCGAAGGCGTTCCATAAGTAAGGTAGGGATAGTGTCTTTCGGCCATTTTTGGCCAAGAAGAGAAATCCCACCTCTCGAATCGATCATAACCTTCTGCGACGGCTCCTGGACCATGTCCAGGTGTAACGTTTCGCAGAGTGAGATCTTTAAGAGCCTTAGTCAGTGCTGCTTGCGCAAGCATCAACACTGGATGATCCTGCTGTATTCGACGATGGCGAAGGCCATCCATTCGATCTACAAAGGAACTCCAGGCCTGTTGTCGCTGCTCAGTGGTGAAAGGTCTTTCGACCTTACCATCAAACAGTAATAACTGGCGAAGGAACTGTATGGATAAATGGCAGGGAGAGCGTTGGAGGCGACCATCATCGTGGAATATGTTGCGATATAAATCGTAACAAATATCCGGCAATGATGTACCCTTCCTGCTCTTAAAATCCGGTAACGATAATAATCGTCCCGTAACTAAACCTCGGTCGAGGGCACGTCCCAGTGATGGGAGTGTAACCTCGAGGAAGCTAGCACCTTCATTCTTGAGCCTAACAGCACAAGTTTGTAGGAATTTTTGTGGAACAGGAAGTTGCCGTAACGCTCCGTCAGCCAACATGGCAGAACGGAGTGCGATTGCGCGTTCCTGGTATCTATTCTGGTCCCTCATATGAGGTAAACCTCCAGGATCAATACGCCTTAATGTTTAAGACGATGTAACTGGCAATCTGCTTGATTACTTCGAACGGTGGGCCATGCGTTCAATAACGCATAGAACAACGTCAAGAAGTATCTTGCACCAATGCACGAACATTATTAGTTCGGTGCAAATGCGTCAAGGCTGTAGTCACCAGAAGGTGACACACCATTAATTAACGCATCAACATTTGCATTGGTTAGCAGACATTGGAGAAACTTCGTAAGGTCTTTTACGACCGTAGGAGTTACTCCAGCCGCCCGAGGAACGGTCACTTCCAATTTAACGGAAGCGAGCGAAAACTGACCAGTATCGTCATCAGCATCTCCTTTAGAGAGAGTGATGATATGCTTGTCAGATCCCTTGGCCCCAGGGGGGCGCAAGACATGTTTGAACTCGATTTGTTCGGGTTCCACCATACCAGCGGCCTGATTCAGGAAAACCTGAGCCAGGCCCGATTGGGATATCTCGGTAAAGGTTACATCGGTACTCGCATCACTGCGAGTGACCACAATGGTCGAAGGCATATTGCACTCCAGGTATGTTAACTACCAACACGGTAATCAACTTGATCTCTTCTTCCCCCCAAGCTTTTGAAGCAGCAATGCTCCGGAGGTAAGGTAATGGAATAGCGACAAACTGCTAAGATCAAACAGTTGGTCCTCCCCTGGTTGTGAACGAGACCGGGTATAATTCCGAGAACGAATCCAACCTAAGGAAACATCCTTAGTAGGACTGACAATGCCCCAAGTCGAATACGCCGAGTGATAACCCGGCGTAGCGATAATACGGACATTAGTCGTCTCAGAATATGAAAACCCAGTCGGCCCCACTTGAGTGTATGGTGCAGGCGTTCGAATACGAGTGAATTTGTTAATTCGCTCTTGAACGTTTGTGAACCAATCAATCACAAAGGAAAAGGGAACAAGTTCCCACGCGAGACCTACAACTTTATTGAGTCCAAAGTACTGATTAAATGCAGTCCATTGGTCAACAAAGGAGAAGTCTTCGCGCACCTTTGCCCGGCATGAGATAGCCCCAACGGTCTCTTTATCCTGTACCACCGAAATTATTCCGGCAGGTAAACTAGGATTAAAAGTCGTTGTTGGCTCCTCTGATATGCTGGAAGGGAGTTTCTGTCGCACCCTAACAGGCACCCACTGTCCCGCTGCTGACTGCAGTGCTATCAACCGTCTCTGCACACGTGCAGTTGCGGATATGATATCACTTACATCAGACAGCGCTGGCTTGATACCGAACTGGTAACCCAGATAAGTACCGGACAGGCGCTGCGCCGCCTGCCGTAAACGAGCAAGAGGTGTTGAGCCAATCAATTTAGTGTATTTCGCAATATTGCGTATCGCACTAGAAGGGTTGACGATGAGCTTAAAGAGATCGAGGAAAACCTCGTGCTCCCATAAAGTTTCACCGAGCTGCATTCCTTGTGGAATGACCTGCTCCAACGTCTCTTGGAATTTATCGGCAAGCGAATACCAATCTGTTTGGTAATATCCTCCAGCAACATTAGAAGGCGTTATAGCCTTCAAGCTATTAATCATATAAGATGATGTATAGCCATGTGCTCTGAGATATCCCCAGGCTGTTTGGTAAGTTATTGTTCTCTTATGATCGTATAATCCAAGCTTCTTGCTAAACTTAAGTACAAACAAACCTTCGCGGACCGTAAGGACCGTTGAGTTATGTATGACCGGTTTGAAGGGCTTGGGTGAACTAGAGATAGGTCGAGGATCATCCCACATCTCGTGTAATTCTGTATATACCTCCATTGAACTGATGAATTGTGTAGTCGTTTCTGACTGCACCTCACCAGTACTCCGGCGTACAACAGTGTACACTATGACGTATGATGTATCAACGACTTGTTTCTTGTGTTCATTACGATATCTAAGAGACACGGTTACGACCTTTCCAGAGGAGATAGCCCTTGCTAGGG